TATCTTATGCGTATGATTCGATCATGCGAGCAAGGTCTGCGTCAGAAACGTCAACTCCTGCAGCAAGTGCTCCTGCTGCCATGTTTAAGCCGCGTGATAGTTTACGAAGGTTTGCACTCTGTTTGCTCTTTCCTTTACGAAGAAGATCTACAACATGCAAACGAGCTTTTTGATCGAGTGATAGACCGTCTTCAAGCTTCATGTCACCGACAATCTTTTCCATAAAGTCATAGATTTCAACTTCGGTAGGATCGATGTTGATGATGAATGCACGAGTACGAAGAGCACCGTCTGGATCAAGTTTATTAAGATCAAGGTTTGAGATAAAGATAATCTTGCCAGTAAATTCAAAGTAACGTGGAATTAATCCTTGATCGATAATTTCGTCATCGCTCATGTCGTCTTCTGGATCAACAACATTTTTACCCATCTTGTTCCAAACGAGCTTGCGAATCTTTTTGGTATCAGTAGCAGCCTTTAACAGGTTACGAGCTTCTTGATCACCAAGTGCATCGTCGCTGTCATCAAAGAAAACAATATCATTTTTATAACGAAACAGCAACGAGTAGAGACCAGCAGCACTCGCTGATCCAGTATTCTTGAAATAGCCGTTTCCATCACTCAGTCCCATGCTTGAAAGAATCTTTTCAGTAGTGTGTGTTTTACCAACACCACCTTTACCAGAAACGAATAGCGCATTTGCTGCACCGCTTACAGTAAGCTTAACAAGGTTTTCAAGATCTTTTAGTTGTGCTTCGAATGATAGACGCTCACGATCTGCTTCGATCTGTTCTACTTCTGGAGAATAGCTATATTTTTCTTTTGCTGCTCCCTTTGAAACTACACCGGATACGATTCCGATGCGAGCCATAATCTTGCCTTTTTCAGCTTTGATCTGCTTTAAGTCTTTTGCTTTGCCGACCCAAACATACTTGATGCCCTGCTTTTCGATAAAGCTTGGATATGCTGCTGAAAGAGCGTCAAAGATTTTGACACCCGGAACGCCAAACATATTATAGATTTTGCTCTTTACAAAGTTTGGATCTACAAGATAGTCTGCAATCTCATCAAAGATCGCTTCAAAGTCATGACTGTTGCGAGCTTCATTCAATACGCCTTCATAGAGAGGCACATCGTCAGGCATCGTAGTAATTTTACCAAGCTGTGGAGTGTCTGAAGCGATGATGTCTGCAACGATTGGCAGTGTCTTAACTAGAGAAACGTTCTGATCAAAAGTGATACGCCAAGGAGTTTCACTTTTTCCATTCCAAAAATCTACTGACATCAAGTTATTAAGACCAGCCAAACTACTTTGTTTCCAGTTGAAGCGAACACTCTGATTGCGCTTTGATGTATAGAATCTTAAGCCAAAACCAATTTCGCTACTATTCTTATATTGTTCTAAGCCTGGATAGCGAAAAAATACATATCCAGTTTTCTTTTTAAGATAGCGTGAGATTATAAATGCTGCTTTATCTACAGATGATGTAGAGAGTGCTTCTGATAAATATTGCTTAAAATCTGATAGTTTTGACATATAGTGTATTTATAAAATAATTTATGTATTATTTATATAATTACACGTTTATACCACTATAGTCTCGATTTTTGCGATTTGAACTAAATGGAGTGCTTACAACCGGAGAAGAATCACTGTCATTCGTAATGTTTGCCATAGGATCAGAAATATCATAGAGTCTCATCTTTGAAAGATCAATTCCAATAGTAAATCGTTTGTTGCTCGTTGGATCATTATAGCGATTCTTAAGCTGCTTGACCATAATTTGATTCATCTTGTCAAGCTGTTCAGTGCGTATAAATGCAAGCATCAAATCCGCAGTTGCTGGCAAACCAAAACTTTCGCTTGTATCTGTAATTTCTACATCTGAATTATTAAATCCTCCGCGAGTGACCTGAGTGGCACTCCATATTGGTACATTAAACTCAACTGCTAAACCGCGAAGTTCTTCAGCAATACTCTTGATTAGACTGTATGTGTTAACGCTTCCACCAAGCCCCTTCATTCGACTGCTAGCACAGATATTTAGATAGTCAACATAGATAATGTCTGGCTCAAATTTTTTCTTAAGTTTTAATTCTAACAACAGCGCTCTAAAATGACCAACGTGAGCAGCTGCGGTTGGATATTCCTTCACGATAAGTTTTCCATGAGTTCTCTGACTTATGGATGATACCTTAGAGCGAAACTCATTTTGTGATAGATCTTTAAGCTTATCGATTCGTATGTCAAGCAGATTTGCATCGATACGTTCTGCGATACGTTCCTCAGCCATTTCAAGAGTAATATATAAGACATTTCTCCCTTGAGCAAGAGCCGCACTTGCCATATGACACATACCAAGACTTTTTCCACATCCTGTACCAGCAAGAATAATGTTTAGTGTTTTTCTTGGAATTCCACCACCAGTAATTGTATTAAACATATCAAGGTCGAATGGAATTTTATCTTCAGTCTTATGGTAAAACTCATAGCGACCGTCTACATTTTCTAGATAATCATGCCCAACGTTTGTATCAAATGTTACACTTAGTGCTTTACTAAGTATGCTTGGAATAGCACCTTCAGCTTTATCTTTTACCTTGCCATCTATGATAGAAATTGATTCTATGATTGCAAGATGCACTGCACGATCTTTACACCATTTTTCAGTACTATCAAGCAGCCATTCACTTTCTACGACTATTGGAGTTGCAAGTGAATGAATATGAGTCAGAGCATCGGTTGCATTCGGATGACGAATCTGTTCAGAATTTTGAAATTCGATTGCAAGCGCTGTTGAGTTTGGCAGCTTATTATATTTTGTAATAAACTTTAAGATGCAATCGTAGACTAGACGAGATGCTCCTTCAAAATATTCTGGTTTTAAATGTGGTAATGCTTTACGACAAAATGATTCTTGATGTATTAAATTATTGATTATAGTGTTTTCGAGACTGCTATCCATGATTTCCTATTTTAAAGTCTTGATTTGAGAGTATATCGTTTAAGACGTCACCAATATGGTTTTTAAACACGTCATCCGCATCTAGATCTATCTTATCTAGATTTTTTGGTATGTAAATAATTTTATACGCAAAAGATAATTTGCATACTCCATTATTTTCATCTTCGTTTAATCGAATACTTCCATATTTGTAGATTAGATTAGAATATTGACCACTAGTTAGTTTAATTGCATAAACTTTATCGTTCGATGGATCGTCTACAAATATATAATCAGTTATTTCGCTTGGCATAATTTTTAGTCACATGTGTTTCCATAGTGTTCAGGCAGCCAAACATACGAAGAAACTACATATTTTGAGTTGGATACTGGAGTTGCACCCTTATGAGGATACATAAAATACGGAGGGAAACATAGTACGTTGCCAGCTTCTGGTTTTATCGCAATTTCTGTTCCGATATCAAACAACGTTTCTCCGCCTTCAGCAACATCGTTGAGATACCAAAACATTACGATTGCTCGTTTGCTAGAAGGAATATCACAATGATCGGTGTGCCAATCAAAGATTCCAGTTCCAGGTTCATAGCGTTTTATTCGAGGAGCTTCAAAATCTTTTAGCGGTTCATAGCATGGCAGTCTGTCTTTTAGAATGTTGCATGTTTTTTCAAGATAATAGTCGTTTACTGCTTTCATGAGCTGCATCATTGGCACTCTAAATTCAGAGAACGCATTATGATCAAGCATGTTGATTTCACCAAAATCAAATATTTTATTTTTACGCTGTAGCTTTAATGGATCTGAAGCACCGATAGAATCATAGGTGTCTATAAGTGCTTGACACATATCAAGAGGCATCGCTCCCTTGAGCAGCATTATATAGTCTGCAAGAGTTTTCATTCTTCTTCAAATGTAACTTCGTCCTGAGAATCATCGATCATGTCTCGTAGACCGATCGTATATTTCTTCTTGATATAGGAAGCAAAATCAGTTTTGGTAAAGATAGTTTCCCAAAAATCTTTCGTAAGAGTCTGAGCTGCACGAAGATTTGCGGTAAGTTCAGTCTTTGTTGCTGGATCATATGCAACATACCAACCATTCTTTGGTTTTACTACATAGCCACCATCTACTGCAATATCAAGCAGTCCACTCCATTTTTGAATGCCACCTTCCCAACTTACGCTAATCGGAATCTTACTCTTTTCTTTTACGAATCTAGATTTTTCAACATTAATTACAAAGTGATAGCCTTGAATCTCTGTGCCTTCTTTGTCTTGCTGACGTCCCAAAATCCAGATGTTGTCGGCAGAATAGGTGATGCCTGTTCCACCACTAACGACTGCCTTACTAAACATCTCTTGAGTTTGATATGTATGGTTAATTGCGAGAAGTGGAATATTCTTAAGAGTAAGATATGGAGTCACCATACGAAACAGACCCTTTAGACTTTTTGCTCGAGTCATGTCAGCGACACTCTTTTCATTCATCGCATCTTCAAGTTCTTTCTTGGATGCAAGGTTTCCTACAGAATCCACGACGATGATAACTTTGTCTTTGCGATCGAGTTCTTCAAGCTGATTTACGATATCAAACTTGAGTTCTTCGATATTTTTGATTGGAATATGAAGCACTCGATTTGTGTCAATACCAAAACTTTCAAAATATGCTTGCGGACTTCCAAACTCGCTGTCATAAAACATCAAGCATGCATCGCTATGCTTCTTAAGATACGCGCTTGCCATAAGCAACGCAAAACTTGTTTTAAAGTGTTTACTTGGACCTGCGAGTACGGTAAGACCGCTTGTAAGTCCTCCATCGATGCTGCCGCTCAGCGCAACGTTAATCATTGGAACGCTTGTACTCGTAACATCTTTATCAGAATAGAATGCACTCTCTGCAAGTACTTCAGCTTCTTTGATACGACAATTCTTTTTTAGTTTTTCTAATACTGATGACATAATTTATTTGTGTTGTGTTGCTATTATAATATATTCTTTTGTAAATGTACATTATAAAAAGAATGAATCTAAACTATTATTCTGATTCAAATCTTTTTCGATGCCTGTCCAATGCGGATAAAATTCTCTAGACAAATGAACTGATTGTGGTTTTTCCATCTTTACAAAGTCTAGCTCTCCAAGACTGTTTGCTAGATAGTCTGTCCATCGAATAAGCTTTGCTCTAGTCGCTATTCGTTCAACTTCATCTGCAAATAATTGTCGACACTCATTGCGTTGCTGCCAAGACCCATAGAATGGCTGACCTTTATAGTAGCCAGTTTTTGGCAACTTTCGAGATGGATTTTCAATCAAAAGCGGTTCATATATAGAGACGTCATCGATAGGCAACGATTCTACCGCGGTGACATATCGTTTTACAAGATCCTTAGTATTTTGAATATAGTCTGGAGATATTCTGCAAAGATGATGTCTGATATCGATGTTGCCAAAATAGCACTCAAGCGCTTCAACTTGATTTAGATCTTTATGAGGAATAGTATCTCTGATTCCATCGTTGATCACTCCATTTAATGTTTTAAACGGGATAGAATTTACAGTCCAACCTGGACGATACATGCAAATCGAATGAGAATCTCCAATCACAACCTTGCTCGTTATGTGTGGAAACTTTAAGGTTGGAGCGTGTATATACATACGCTTAAGATTTTCAAGGTCAACTTCGAGCCATTCTTGTTGAATAGGTTTTTTGGCTTGCGTCGTCTTAGAGATTCGTTCAGACAGCATTTCATGATATGCTGGAAAATCACATGCCAACGAAATGACACGACCTTTAAATTGAGAAAATGCTTTTACGTTTTTGACGTTTGAATATTTTTCGAGGCCTCCAAAAAGATTTAACGTACCAAACCAATCGTTTCCATGATAAACGTATAGCGTATCATATTGATTATAGTCGTCGACCTTTCCACCAAAATTAATGTCAAGATCAACTCCAGATTGTCGAATCATATCGGCATAAATTACACCCTGTGATGAACGATGAGACGATGGTCTATCGCTAATTGAATTAAATGGGCAGCTTAACAGTGCTTTCATCGACATACTATACTCTAAATTTATATCTTTGTAAACTATTTTTTAAGAGAAAATTCTTTAGGAAAAATCCAGCTATAAGGAATGCGTTTTGTCGGAGATTTTACTCCGTGTGATATCGCGATATGCTTGAACATGAAGCACGTCTTATCCTCGACGTTTAGCATTTTTTGAGCAGTCATCGGGTTGCGAGAGTCTTCACATAATATCTTCATCTGCTCGAGCCATAGTTTGCACATATCGTTTTCTGCAACAAATTGACCGTCACCATCTATAGAATATTGTGCTTTGCCGTTTATATTTTTGCCTCCGAAAATTTGATGCAAACCATCAAAATGACCGGTTCCTCCATATAGCACGCTCTCTGGATCCACTAGATCTGGAAACGACATAGCAAGATAGCGCGCAGCATTCTTGCATGGATAGAGCGGAGAACGAAAGCCTTGATGCTGCTTAAAGTATGCTTCCATCAGCTTAGCAAATTCCATCATCGTATACGGACGCTTAAGATTTTCAAGATGATGAGACATCGCTGTTGCTGCTTTCAACGGTCCAGTTAACAGCCAATCTTTTACGTTTGTATTGAGTGGATAGTATATCTGAAACAAGTCGTTTCTAGCATGACGATTTCTAGAAAAATGATCGCGCGTCGATTCGATACCGTTTTCAATCAGATGCGTCAATGTTCCCCAATGTTCGTTCGTAAATGAAAAGACGAGTGTATACCATAGAATATCTTTTAGATCTGTCATGCCTCGCATCAAATCACAAAACGGATGTTCATGCCAATGCAAGCGGTGAGAAAAGATTTGATAGTCTTCGGCCAATAGTTTGTCTTCTCGTTTATCAAATGCATGACAAAATTCAAAAAACTTTTCAAGCCTCTGATCTAATGTCCAGTTTCTCATCCAACTGTCTATCGGCTTTTTACCATTTTTTAGCGGAACGCTATGGTCAGTGTCTTCGTAGATAATGTTGTTATATTTTACACCATCCTCGATAAAATCTTCAAGAGTATTTTTGTTGCTAATCATTTTTCCCAATCTCGATATGAATCTGTGTTGTCTATAATTGATTTATCATGAAGAATTGGATCGGTTCCAACATTCCACATTAAAATTCTACGACCAGTATTTTTTGGAATATATTTCCATACCTTTGCGTCGTAGGTATTTACTGTAGGAAATGGAGGTAGATTTTCTTGGTTTTCTGTCTGTGGAAAGTCGAGAGGCTCTGAAATTACACGCGCTCGCCCCAATTCTCCTGCTTTTAAGTTTCTGGCAACAGCAACACACGTAAACTTTGCGTTAGGCCAAGCGATTTGAAGAGCTCGAGACAAAACTCCAGTCGATATGGCTACGTAAACTTCTTCTGGTTCTTCTATGGTTGAGGCAGCATGTACTATAGCCGCAGTAGCTAATTCGTGTTTAAGACCCAACGGAATAAAGTATGCTCCATTTTCTGATGCCCAACGTTTAGCATAGAGATTCAAGTTTGGCATCGCAGCGATTCTCTTAAAGTATGCTTGAGCTCCGCGTTCTATGCAGCATGCCTGATGAATCGATATCTTTTTACTTGAAGGCATAAAGAGCACAATCTTTTTATCAGAGTGTCGCGATGCAGCGTCGCACAATGAAACGCCTGCAAGTCCTACACGAGGTTGACAATAGACCATTGTAGGTGCATCAATCTTTGACATAAACAGATCACCTGCGCGTGCCTTGGTGCCTACAGTCAAGTCATCTCGTACAACAAATACTCCTTCATGCTCGACTACAACTGGATTTGGATTATATGGAGTCCATCCTTCACACAATGAAAGATAGTATTGCTTTGCTTCATGTGGTGACATGAGTCCAATGTCTTTGTTGTAACCGTCTATGATATGTGTATTGTGTGACATATCAAAGTGATTCTACTAGTTTTTTATACTGCTCTGCTGTCAAACCGTTTTCTTTAAGTATCTTGTCTCCTGTTGGATGAAAAGACAATTCATTGAAACTTTTAACCAATCCAAGTTCTAGCATCGCGCGCTGACGTCCAAACGGATGAACCAACTTGCTAGAATTCCAAATCTCATCCAAATCTAGATGACCATACGCATCTCCAGGCTTTACATAATTTTCAAGATATCGAATAAAGTCACAACATACATCTTCAACGTTATAAGGATAACCTCCAGTGTCCGCATAGAGTTGCATCATAATTTCATCGACAAGCTGATCAGCCTTCATCTTTGTCTTTGCCTTGGCGAGATATGAAATACTTTGAATAGCATTGCTGCCATAGTAGAACAGTGACTCTTTGTTTACAAACTCTGGAAACCAGTCAGCGATGTCTGCAACTATAGCAGCATACTGAAAATGATATTGACGCAGACCGTTGTCTACGTTCCACTTTAACATATACGAACCAATTTCCCGTAAATCTTTCTTGCCTCCTGCAGTTAAAAAATCTGCTAGATCTCTTGCAAGTCTTGGAGCATACTCACAAAGATAATAGTCACCGCCTCTTTTGTAAGAGGTATTTTCTGGTTTTGGAAATGCTGGAAACTGATAACCTACCGAAGTATAGAATGAATTTTTCTCATAGCGAACGATATCAGTCATCTTCTCAATGCTGTCTGTACGATACAACTTGAAAAGCAGTGTATTATGATAGCCACTCGGTTTTAACGCATAGTTGATAGCAGAACCACATACTCGATGCAAGATAAAAACATATAGCCATTCAGCTAAACCGAATGTGTCTTGCTTTCCTGTCCAGTTATTAGCTACTTCTACTCGTTGAGCAGAAGCTTTACCAGCTTTCATTTTTTGCCAATAAGGATGACTCGATGTCCATCCATGAAAGCAGTCTTGAACGATTTGAGAAAATCCTGCATAGGCACGCTCTACTACATCATAGAGTTCAACCTTTTCCATTAGATCATCACCGATATTGCTATCAATGTGATTGATCATGCCATATGGCGCAGTTAGACTTACATTACATTTTTCTTGCTGCTCCTTAGCAAGAGCATAGTAGCGTAGAAATTCTTCGTAGTATTCTGTTTTTTCTATCATTGTTAATCGTTTTTAGGACGATTTAAAAAATCACGACCTTCAATCTGACCGTCCATGCCGTTGCGGCAATAAGAAACGATAAACGAACAGTAGTTGATCATATCTTTTGCAGAGTCTTCAATGCTTTCAAAGTTTTGAACATAAGTTGCATCATTTTCCATAGCAGCTACTACACTTCGCAGACGAAGCATCTTGGCATGAACGATATCAAGCAGAGTAGCTACACCGCGAGGATAATAGTCAGCCTGTCGTATAATGCTGTTTGGATTTTGATAGTCGTTGCCCTTTTTGAGTTGTAATTCTGCACACTCTTGAAGTACACGAATTGATTCACGTTCTGCTTTCATAATTTTATTAGCCTTGACCGCGAGAAAGTTTCTTATAGTTTTTACTCTGTTTCAAATGAGAAGTTTTGCTTTTGGCATGAATGCCTTTACGCTTAATTTTCTTTTGTTGTACTTTGATTCCAGTGTGTTTCATATGTGTTATTATATATTAGATTTAAATTTTGTAAACATTAAAGATTATATTCTTGAATATATTTTTCTACAAGAGCATAGTGACGTTCGTAGACATGCAGGCTGCCAACTTGCCAAGTGATTTTTCCAGCAGCTATCTTATCTGCCTTTTTAATTCCGCAATTATAGTCATAGACAAGTTTGTCTTGAACGTATCGTTGCCACGCATAGTCGTTTCTATATCCGTATACCACATCGTTGCTCCGCATCTGTACAACAACTTCAAGTTCACCATCACGAATAAGATATTGAACTGCATTCGTGCAGATAAAGTCACTCATTCCATTCACACACCAATTGCTATGCATAGACGGTCGCGTATAGATCGCAACTGCTCGACGACTGTTTGGTGAGCGAGTCAACTCCATAAGCACATTTTCATACTGACAATAGTTTTCTGAACTAAACATCAGATAGCCATAGTTGGAATTGATTTTACCATCACTGCTAGAGACGTCTTGCCAAATTTTAGGAACTGTTCCTGGTATATCAGCAACATACAAACTCATTGACAGATACCAATCTAGTTCGCGCTGAATATAGTCATCGTTAATTTCACCAAAGATACTCGGTTCATCTGCACAAAAACTTGCACCAACAAGTTCAAGCGTCGATGCACCAGTTTTGTCAGTGATAAATTTTTTAGTTTTGTATTGATCTACAAAATGTTGTCGTATTTGACCTATTGTCATATTAACCAAAGATAGTTTTACGGCATGCAACGATTAGACTTAAATGATAGTTGTCCTGCTCTTCGAGGCAACTATTATGCTCGGCAAGCTCATCATAGTTTTCAGACAACTCGCACTCTATAATCTTATTGACTTGAAGTGGTCGATCATTCGTGATATAAAGATAGACGTCAGAGATGCCATCTTTAATTGAGTGACCATTCTCAATCGAAGACCATGAGATGTTGTTGAAACAATCTTGGCGTTCGACAAAATCAACTACCTTTGAAAATAGTTGATCTCGTAAAACATCAGTAGAGTGAGAATTTTTATTCGCACAAAACATTGAGTATATGCGTTCAATTATGGTATGTGTGTCAGTCATATTAAGATTTATACACAGAAAAATTCCAGACAGTAATTTTTTACCATCTGGAATTTTTCCTGTAATCAATGATTAGAGATTTTTGGTTTTACGACGCTTTGGTTTTTCAGTCGCGCTAGAAAAATCTTCAGCGATTTCTTGAGGAGTTGCGATCCAGCAAAAGACTTCTCCGTCTTCGTTGTTTTGAGACAACACTTCATCACTTGCTTCGACTGCCTTCTCAACAGTTGGTTTAGCAGCAACCTTTTTCGCGGCACTTGGTTTACGACCACGTTTAGTTGGACCTGCCTTTAGAGCAGCTGCGATAACTTCTGCTGGAGGAAGTTGTGGCAAATAACGACCGTAACCTACTGAATTCTTTTTACCAAGAAACGTGTGGTAGATTTCACGACAAGTCAATCCGTATGATTGACCGATTTGGAAAACCTCCTTAGCAGTAAAGCCAGCGGAGGAGTTTGGACGAGAATTGAACTCGTCAATCATTTCTTTTACGCGTGTTAGCATATGTTTGTTTTGTTTTGTTGTTAGGAGAGTATTATAACTTAAAATTTAGAAGATGTACACAACTTTTTACATTAAATTGCATTGAGAGCATATCGTCCAAGACTTCTTCTAGTATTGTTCGTTGTGTCGCTTGGTGATATTAAGAAGATTATCACGAAGGCGCATACGATCAGCGCTATGTTTGTCGTAATCGATGAAGTTGATTGCGGCATGACCGAGCGTCATGAGCTCGTCAACAGTCTTCATCAGCTTCTCAATAGTTTGTTCGACGGTGTCTGTTTGCATATCTTATTGTATTAGAGTTTCGTATGCTTATTGATTAAGCTTCATCTTCGTCTTCTTCACCTTCAAAGGTAGGATCATTGTAGCGCATATCGTTGAGGACATTGATAATGTCTTCGCACATCTCTTTGAGGCTATCGTATGCTTCTGCCTCTTGACGAGAGCTCAGAGCCTTGCGATAATCATCAGGCGATATTCCATCATCTTGAGCTTCTTGTAGATCGCGATAGACTTGATTCATAGCATGAACTGTATTTTCGAACATACAATAACTCATATTAGGGTAGTTTGACATAGTGGTTTAGTTATTGGTTGATGCCTTATTGTATTGGTGTTCGTTACTTAGAGCCAATCTCGACAAACACCTTACCTTTAAGAGCAGGTACAACATTGATGTCGTCATCGATGTGCAGATCGATCCATTCTGCACTAGTTTCCCAAAGACCTTCACTTACGCTAAGGCATTTAACGATAGCTTCTTGAGGAAGAGTTTGAAGATGGGTGATGAGTTGTGCTACGGTGGTCATGTTATTATTGTATTTGAGTTCCTTATTCCAGTTCGTAGGCATCAACCCCGATAAATTTATTGAAAAGTTCGCTCACAGCATGATTGCGGTACCACTCCTCGTTCCATGACATCTCAAGGGTTTCCTTGTTGATGTCGTCTGGAAAGAGAAGATACCATGCCATATCAC